AATTAAGGAAGCCATTAACATAGTATCCATGATATGTCCGTTAATTGGTATACCGTATGCTCTAATCCAACATACATCATACATTGCATTGTGAAATATTTTGTAAGAGTCTGTTGCACAAACTTTTTTAAACCACTCTAAAACAAGTCTTCTATCTAAGTTACCACCACCTTCGTGGGCAATAGGATAGTATCCTTTCCATCCTTCAACAGCCACAGCTATGCCTACAATCTCTCCTCTGCCTTGTATGGCACCAGATCCTCTTGCTTTTAAATCAGGGTCCTTTGTCTCTAAGTCAATAGCTATATACTTTGCACCTGATAAATCAGGAAACTCCTCTGGACAATCCCATTCAGTTTGAACTGTAAACATTATTTCTTTTTTGTATCTTTTAATTTTAGTATTTCTAATTCACAATAATGAATTATCTTCTCTAGATCTTCTATCTTATTTTTAGATAAATATCTACAGACATATTTCACAACACAGCCTTGAAAGAAGGAAAGATTATTTTTAGAAATAAACTCATACGGCTGTATGTGAAAATTTTTATAATGTGAACCTCCTACCTGCCTTGATTGTGGAAATGCTTTTTGTAGTCCATCTGGATCTGTCATACTATCGGTGCTCCTATGTTATATTGATATTCGTAATGCTGTGAGCATACGAATAAGTTTTCTTTTGCTCTTGTTACTCCTACGTACCACGTACGATGTTCTGGATCTGGATCATGTCTAGATGAATCATAGATAATTTTTTCTGTGTCTGTAAATAAAGCCACATTTTTTGCTTCGTCACCTTTTGCTCCATGTATTGTAGATAATCTA